ACATGGACGATACACAGACATTGATGAATGGTTTCATGCGTATGGCTGTGGACAATGCTGTAATGTCAGGTAATCTGTTAATAGAGATAGATGAAACTAACTTAGTTCCCGGACAGGACTTGAGTGTATATCCCGGAAAAATATTCAGAAGACAAGGTGGTGCCCCCGGACAAGCTATTTTTGGCACAAAGTTTCCAAACGTAGCCAACGAGAATATGCAACTGTTTGATAAAGCACGAGTGCTTGCAGACGAGAGTACAGGACTGCCAAGCTTTGCTCACGGACAAACAGGTGTCATGGGTGTAGGACGTACAGCGTCAGGTATATCTATGCTGATGAACGCAGCAAGTGGTGGCATCAAGAATGTCATAAAGAACGTAGACGATTATCTATTAAGACCTCTAGGCGAAGGACTGTTTAGATTTAATATGCAGTTTAACTTTGACAACAAAATGTTAAAGGGCGATCTAGAAGTAAAAGCTCGTGGCACAGAAAGCTTGATGGCAAACGAAGTGCGTAGCCAAAGATTGATGTCCTTCCTACAAGTGGCAAGCAATCAGTCTCTTGCACCGTTTGCAAAGTTTCAGTATGTAATACGAGAGATAGCAAAGTCACTGGACTTAGATCCAGAGAAAGTAACCAACAACATGGACGAAGCTGCATTGCAAGCAGAGATCATGAAAAAATTCCAACAGCAACAACCCCCACAACAGCCGACACCTCCTGCAGGAGCAAATGCTCAAGATCCAACTGGAGCAGGTGGTGCGACTATAGGAACAGGGCAAGCACCGTTGCCACAAGAACAAGGATTTACAGGAAATGAACAACAACCTCAACAGCCAAACCAACAACCTACAGGACAAGCTCCTCAACAAAATGAAGCCTTTGGTGAACAACAAGGACCAATGGGACAGCTTCAGTGATTACATTAATTACTTAATAGCACAGAACCACGCTATTATGGAACAGACAAATGATTTAGTTATACTGCACAGATCGCAGGGAGCTATTCTAATGTTAAGACGATTGCGTCAATTAAGAGATGTGGTCAACAACGCAGGAAAGTAAATGGGAAATCCTTTTTTTCGCAGTCTCCTAAAAGGAACAAAAATTAAAGTTGATCCTACAAAGATTGTACAGGGTAAGCTTGATAAATTAGTTGACAATACAAAAGAAATACCTGTTAAAAAGGAAGCTAATATACCTGTGTTTCCAAAACCAGAGAGAATGTTTCCAGAGGATGCTAGACCAAAGGGAGGAGACTATTTAAACCCTATTACAAAAGAGTCTTTAACTGGTAGAAATGTATCCTCTGCCAATATAAAAGTAACTTCAGAGGGCAAACCTTCTTTTAAAATATCGGATGATAATGTAGACAACGTAGGTTCTACAGACAAAGGTAGTTCAAAAATAAGGGTAAATCTGTTTAAAAAGAAAGCAGGTTGGAAGTGGCAAGATGCCCCAGAAGGTTATGAAGATGCACCTACGTTAGTTTCTGTAGAGCATAAGGGCAAACATTTTTATACTTTAGAAACAGATTTTGATAAAGGTGTTAATTTATCTAGGTATCCAGATAAAAAAAGTGAGCCTAGATTGCGTCCTACAGTTACAGGTAAAATAGAATTAGGCTCACAAGTAGGTACTATATCGGTTCGTGGTAAAGAACATCCTGTGTATGGAAAAATTAAAACTTATGATACAGGAGGTCTTGCAGTAAGTGACTTAGAAGAGTTTGCAAGTAAGCTTATAGGTAGACAGGGAGAGCCTTTAATACTAGACGAGAATGTGGGGGAGGATACAGGAGAGGTTACAAAAGTAGGCAGACCAAAGAAGAGAACGTCTGAAGGTGAAACAGTATCTGAAAAGTCTACAACAATAGAGATAGATGGCAAGCATTATAATCTACCTTCTATATATGGTAATAAAAAATATTCAGACTTTGTTTTGAAGAGAGCTTTAATTGAAGGTGTAATAAAAGAAACGAGTGTACACGACTCTAGGGAGGAAGCAGAAGAAGCTGCCGAAAGAAGAAGCAAGGGTTTAAACCAAGGAGGAACTATGCTAGGACAACAAACAGAAATGGCTTTTATGAACGAGGGCGGCATGAAAGATGATGGTGGTAAAACAGAGCCAACGTCAGGTAACAAAGTTCCTTCTGGATCACTTGAAGAAGAAGTAGCAGATGATATACCTGCAATGTTAAGCGAAGGAGAGTTTGTATTCCCTGCAGACGTTGTGCGATACATTGGTCTTGGAACATTGATGAAGATGCGTCAAGATGCCAAGCAAGGCTTGAAGATGATGGAAAAGATGGGACAGCTTGGCAATCCAGAGGAAGCTGAAATACCAGACGATGTTCCCTTCGGCATGGCAGACCTTGTTGTTATATCAGGTGAGATGGAAGATAAAGAAAAGAAAGCTGAAGGTGGTGCAGTAGGATTAGCAAATGGTGGCAGTTTACTTGATGACCCAAGATTTCAGACAGGTGACTCAGGACAAGACCCAACTGTGTACACACCAGAAGAAGAGCAAGAAATAAAGGGTGCGTTAGATGAGCCAATGCAACCATCAGACATACAGATTAAAAAAGTTATAAACCCAGATGATCCTAATGACTTTATGATGTGGTCATTTGATAAAGAAGGTAATCCTTTGTACCCAATACCTGATGGTTATGTTGTAGACGATACACCTGTAGAAGATTCTTACTCTAACACTATTTCAAGAAGAGGAGATCCAAGAGACACAGACTCCTCTGGTGACAGTTCTCCTGCCCCAGACGGCATGGGTTCAGGAATAACCCTGCCTAAAGAAAGTGATTTTGTTGATAGTGACCAATATAAAGAGGGGCAATATGCTCTGTACAGTAGAGGTAAACCTATAAGGCTACAGGAAACCACACTTAATAATTTATCTATGGAGTATGATAAGCTTAAAAAACTAGATGGTATGGAAAAATTAACATTTCAAGATTACTATAATTTACCTAATTACGATAAAGCTAGATTTTCTCTAGGCATGACATTGGGCAGAGATCCAACGGCAGCTGAAATCAATGCTGCTATAACACAAGCACAGAAAAGCCCAACAGGTTTACTAAGTTTCCTAAACCCAGTAGTAGGAGCAATCAAATCATTCTTGAGTCCTGATGCTTCTGGTGGATTTACAGATGATGATTACAGAAAACAAAGAGATCAACGAGACACAGCCGTAAAAAATCTTACTAACTTAGTTGATCCTAGATCACAATCACCCTACGGTGACGCAAAAGGTGTTATATCAGAAGCTGATTATCAAAAATATAAAAGGGATACTGAGTTACAGTCTCAAGCTAGGTTTCCATCAACAGGTAAGGTTGGCAAGGTAGATGACTTCTTGTTGGGTGTGCGTAGAGATCCTACAGGAAAGAATCCACCAACAATATTTAAAGGAAACAGAAATCCAGATGGGACACCTAAATATGAAAATCTTACAGCCGATGCATTAGGTAGAATAGAAAAGAACAGACAAGATGTTGCAGATAAAGCATTTGAGAATTTTCAAAAAGAAGCTGCAAAACTAAGACCTGACATACAAGCTGCAGAAGAATCAGCAGGTCAGGGTGATTTAGATACTGTAGCACAGAATCAAGCGTTTGACCAACAGATGCGAGAAGCTGAAGCTATAGCAAGAGGAACACCTAGAAGTGAGGACGCTAGTAGGTCAGGCAGAGGAGGTCAAACAAGTGGTTTTGGTTTCAATCCTTCTTACAGCACTGACGCAGGATTTGGATATGGAGGAAGTGATGTAGTAACACCCTTCTACGTAGGAGGTGTACCCACTAAACCTATGAAACCACAAAGACTGAAGAAAGGTGGTATAGCTTCACCCAAAGCTAAACCAAAGAAAATGAAGAAGGGTGGATTGGCTTCATCACGTAAAAAATAAATCCACGATATGTTGGCTACCTAACTCCCCATCAACATGGCATACAGTTAGCCCTAACGAAAGGTAAGTAAAATGGCAGAAGCAGAAGTAATGACGAAGGAAGCTACTCCTAAAAAAGTAATGGCACTAGCATCTCGTAAATATTCAAGAGATGATAAGATAGAGAAGGAAGAACAGGAATTACAAAAACTTCTCAAAGAGCAGAAAGGTGAAGTAAAAGAAGAAGTTCAGGAAGAAGTTGAACCAACCTCTGCAGAAGAGAAGACATTTAAAAAACGCTACGGTGATTTGCGTAGACACTCACAGCAAAAGGAGACTGATCTGCAGGAACAGATCAATCAACTTAGAGAACAGCTTGACAGTGCAACTAAAAAACAAATTAAGCTTCCAAAGTCAGACGAAGACATTGAAGCATGGGCAAAAGAGTATCCTGACGTAGCAGGTATAGTTGAAACAATCGCTATCAAAAAGTCTCAAGAGCAATCCAAAGAGCTTGAGGACAGGATTAAAAAAATAAATGAGATGCAGGAATCAGCTACGAAGGAAAAAGCTGAAGTCGAGTTGTTAAAACTACATCCTGATTTTGCAGATATACGAGAGGACGATGACTTTCACAACTGGGCAGAGGAACAGCCACAGTGGGTACAGAAAGCATTGTACGAAAATGACAATGACGCAATGTCTGCATCTCGTGCTATAGACTTATATAAATCTGATAGAGGTCTTGGCAAAAAGAAGTCAACATCGAAAGATGCTGCATTTGCAACAAACACGAAGTCAGCACGAACTAAACCTCAAACAAGTGACGAGTCTTCTTATCTAAAAGAGTCACAGGTACAGAAGATGTCAGCAAATGAGTACGAGAAGAGAGCCGATGAAGTTATGGAAGCAATACGCACTGGAAAGTTCGTATATGATGTTTCTGGCTCTGCTAGATAAAAAAAGTGTTGACAACTAAAGAATTATGTATATAACTATACATATACTATAAATATGCACATATAACCCCTTTTAGGACTACTTATAAGTGCATATAATTTCACAAAAAACAATACGATGAGAATAACCTAGTTTAACTAGCCCAGAGTGTACATCTGCACCTAGCGATAATTAGCCCCTGTATCAGTAATTGTAATTTGTATTTGTTATGAAAAAGTAAGGAGGATTAACTATGGCTTTTTCAACTGCTGCAGGTTACGGCAATTTACCTAATGGTAATTTTTCGCCAGTAATCTACTCCAAACAGGTACAACTTGCTTTCCGTAAGTCATCTGTTGTGGAAGGTATAACCAATTCTGACTATTTCGGTGAAATATCAGCTATGGGTGATACCGTTAAAATCATCAAAGAGCCAGAGATTACTGTAAAATCTTATGCTCGTGGTACAACTATCACACCACAGGATTTAGATGACGAGGATTTTTCTCTTGTCGTTGACAAAGCAAACTACTTTGCATTTAAAGTTGACGATATTGAGGAAGCTCACTCTCATGTAAATTTTCAATCACTAGCAAGCGACAGGGCTGCATACAGATTATCTGATCAGTATGACCAAGAAGTTCTAGGCTATCTAGCAGGTTACAAGCAATCTGCGTTACATGCTACACCTGACACAGTAAACGCCACAGCGAGTGGTGACAAAGCTGTTTCTACAGCTGCCTCAAACGAATTGCTTGCAACTATGCAGGTAGATGCTGAAGACTTCAATGGTGGTTCATCAGGTAACTCTATTGTGGTTCAGCCTAGAGGTGCAGGAGATGGCATTGTAACAACTGCTGCTCACGCTTCTCCAATGCAAGTTCTTGCTAGAATGTCCAGAAAACTTGACCAACAATTTGTTGACAAGGATGGACGTTGGCTAGTTATTGACTCTGTATTTGCAGAACTATTGAAAGACGAAGACTCCAGAATTATGAATGGTGACTTTGTTTCTTCTAAAGATGAGCTTAAAAACGGAATGGTTTTTAGTAACCTACACGGTTTTCAGGTTTATCAGTCTAACAACCTACCTCAAATTGGTAATGGTCCTACAGGAGCAACTTCTACTGGATCAAGCCACTTTGGTGTAATCGTTGCAGGACATAGTTCAGCAGTCGCTACTGCAGAGCAAATCAACAAAACAGAGACATATCGTGACCCTGACAGCTTTGCTGACATCGTTAGAGGTATGCATCTCTATGGACGTAAAATATTACGCCCTGAAGCACTTACTCGTGCTATATATGTCTCTAAATTTTAAGGGAGGATAAAACATGGCTACAATTACAGCAACTCTTGCTAATACTCATGGTTCTTCTTCTCGTGGAAGACAGCCATATTATGTGCAACAAATAGTTGACCTAACAGCTAACAGCATTAATCCTAACGGTGATGTAGTGCAGTGTCTCACTGTACCTGCTAACACCAAAATTATGGCTGCAGGCTTTCAGGTAACTAAAAGTGCAACGCAAAATACTGGTACTGACGCAACAGCCATTCTTGGAACTGCTGTAGATGACAACGAGTATGTTGCAGCATTTGACATTGATGGTGCATCCGATGGGGCTTATGCTCCATGTGCTACTCCTGCAGGTGAAGTAGTTATTACTTCTGCAGACACTTTGGATTTAACACTAGCAGGTGGAGGAGCATCCTTCACAGCAGGTGAAATTAGAGTGTACGCTGTCCTAATGGACGTTAGTGACCTTGGCGAAATGGAAGCTGACGAAGTAGGTAGGGATCAACTCGCCTAAAACTACAACTTAGGGGGCAAGTGTAACAGGATTGACTTGCCCTCTATTTTAACATAAAGGAATAACAATGGCAGATACAGTCACATCGCAGACAATAGAAGATACTCCACACAAACTGGTTATGAAATTTACAAATACAAGTGACGGTTCAGGAGAGAGTGCCGTTAAGAAGGTAGATGTAAGTGCATTTACTGCAGGTAATCCTATAGATGGAACTACTGCTTCTACCCTCACAGACGTAAGAATAGATAGAATATATTATAATAACAGTGGCATGTCTGTTAAACTTCTCTGGGATGCAAGCACAGACGTAGAAGCCATACACCTAAAAGATACACAGGGAGAGTTTGACTTCTCTAGCTTTGGTGGTCTAAAGAATAACTCTGGTAGTGGTAAAACAGGAGATATAATGTTTACAACAGTAGGTCATTCCAATACTGACTTCTACTGGGTTGTACTTGAGATGACAAAAATATCTTAATTAGTAGGAAGATTATATGTCTAGTAGTTATCTAATACTTACTAACAATGTGTTAGCAAGATTGAATGAGGTGCAACTTACTTCTAGTAATTTTTCAAATGCTAGAGGAATACAGGTACAAGCACAAAATGCTGTAAATGAGTCTATACGGTACATTAATCAAAAAGAATTTAATTATCCGTTTAATCACTCTACAGCTTCACAAACTCTTACGGCAGGTGTAGTACGATATGATTTACCTGCCAATACAAAGTCAGTAGACTATAACACTGTGCGATTGGTAAAAGATAGTGACTTAGGTACAGGTGGTGGTAAGTTATCTGCTTTAAACTATAACGATTATATAAACCATTATATAACGCAAGAAGATGAGATCAGTTCTACAACGGCTGCAGAAGCTATTGATGCAACAGAGACAGAGATAGACTTAACAAGTGCAACAGGCTTTGACAGTGCAGGTACAGTATTTATTGATAATGAACAGATATCCTACACAGGTATAAGCACAAACACCCTAACAGGATGCACTCGTGGAGCAAGCTCTACCACAGCCACAACACACAGCAGTGGTGTTGTAGTTACGCAGTTTGATGGTGGAGGTATACCTAGATACATTATCCGATCTGCAGATAACAACTATCTCCTTTATCCCTTTCCCACAAAAAAATATAGCATAAAGTTTGACTTCTACACAATACCTACAACTCTGTCTGCACACGGAGATACAACAAGTGTACCTGCACAGTTTGATGCAGTCATCGTAGATGGAGCTACGGCATTTGTGTATCAGTATAGAGGTGAGACAGCACAGTATCAGCTAAACTTTGCACGATTTGAGCAGGGTATTAAGAATATGCAGACACTATTAGTGAATAAGTTTGAGTACATACGATCTACATACATACCAAGAACACATTCAAACGTAATTGATTTAGACGCAAGGGTACAATAATACATGCCTGATCTGTCCCAAACACAGCCAACAGCATTTAACTGCCAAGGTGGATTGGTTCTAAACAGGTCTACCTTTATGATGCAACCCGGTGAAGCTTTAGAACTACAAAACTTTGAACCTGACATTGAAGGTGGCTACAGAAGAATAAATGGGTTTAGCAAATACGTAAGTGCTGTAGTACCTAGCACAAGCTCTGACAGTGAAAAAGTTTTAATGGTTGCAACATTTGGTGATTTGGTTGTGGCAGCTAGAGGTGAGAAGATATTTACTGCTACAGCAGGTGGTGGTAGTTGGACTGAAAGAGACAGTGGTAGAACAAGTGCAGGTAAGTATAACTTTGAACGATACAACTTTGATGGCAATGACAAGCTTATAGTAGTAGACGGAACTAATGCTCCTACGTTTTTTAACACAGCAATGTCAGCAACAGACGTAAGCAATAGTGATGTAGCAGGAGCTAAGTTTGTAACTGCGTTTAGAAGTCACATGTTTTATGCAGGTAAGTCTTCAACACCACAGACGCTAGTATTTAGTCAACCTTTTGACGAAGATGCTTTTAGTAGTGGTCTTGGTGCAGGAAGTATAAAAGTAGATGACACTATAACAGGTCTAAAAGTTTTTCGTGATAATTTATTTATCTTTTGTGAAAACAGAATATTTAAACTGAGTGGCAGTAGTTCTAGTGACTTTGCTATATCTGCTGTAACGAGAGACATTGGTTGTATAAACGGAGACACAATACAGGAATTTGCAGGAGACTTAATATTTTTAGGTCCTGATGGTTTGAGAACAGTCGCAGGTACAGCAAGAATTGGTGACGTTGAACTTGGCACAATAAGCTCTAACGTGCAATCTATATTTGATGAAAACCTATCAAGTGCATCTGAGTTTGAGAGTGTAGTAATACCAGATAGAACACAATACAGAATGTTCTTCACAAAGGCAAATACAGCACAGAATAGCACAAAGGGTGTAGCATGTGTTTTAAAAGGACAGACATTTGAGTTTTCTGAGTTAAGAGGAATACGACCTGCATCAACGGATAGCTTTGTAAAAGCAGGAGATGTTATAGTTTTACACGGTGACTACTCAAACGGATATGTGTATAGACAAGAATCAGGTAACACTTTTGATGGCACAGCAATAAATGCTAAGTACAGAAGCCCTGACATGACGTTTGGTGACGCAGGTATACGAAAGCACATGCAACGTGTGATTGTAAACTTTGCACCTGAGTCAACAATAGACGCTGACTTGTTTTTAAGATATGACTATGAGTCAGCAGACTCTGCAAGACCTGCAGCATATGAACTTGATTCAGGAGATATTGCTGCTATATATGGTACAACAACATATGGTACATCTTCTAGTTCAGTAGGTACATATGGTGGTGCATCACAGCCACTCGTAAGACAGGCAGTAGAAGGTTCAGGCTTTGCTGTAGCATTAAGAGTAAATGACGGTGGAGAAACAGCACCATACTCGTTAAAAGGATTTCAGCTAGAATATCAATTAGGAGCAAGAAGGTAAATGGGAGCAACATACACAAGACAGTCTTCATACTCTGACGGTGATACAATCACAGCGGCACATACTAATGACGAGTTCAATCAGTTATTAGCTGCCTTTGCATCATCATCAGGACACACACATGACGGCACATCTGCTGAAGGTGGTCCTATTACGAAGCTACTAGGTAACACACTTACCTTTGGTGCAGGGACAGCAGGAACAGATATAACAGTAACCTTTGATGGTGAAACATCTGACGGTGTACTCAAGTGGATGGAAGACGAGGACTACTTTGAGTTCTCTGATGATATACTTGTAGCATCCACAGAGAAGTTACAGTTCCGTGACACAGCCATATATATCAACTCTAGTGCAGACGGACAGCTAGACCTTGTAGCAGATACAGAAATACAGATTGCAGCTACAACTGTTGACATCAATGGTAACGTAGATATATCAGGCACACTTACAATAGGCAGTGCAGGTATATCAGAAACAGAACTAGAGGTATTAGACGGTCTTACAGTCTCAACAACAGAAGTAAACATCCTAGACGGTGACACAACTGCTTCATCTACTACTGTCGCAGATGCAGACAGAGTAGTATTTAATGACGCAGGAACAATGAAGCAGGTTGCTGTAACAGATTTGGCTGCCTACTTTGACGATGAAATCACAGCAATGCCTAACCTTGTTACAACTGCAGCCACAACTGTTGGTGCGTTAAACAGTGGTAGCATTACTTCTGGCTTTGGCACAATAGATACAGGCTCATCTACAATAACAACTACAGGTTTAATCACAGGTGGCTCACTTGATATAGACGATGTATTAATCAACGGTTCTAACATAGGGCATACAGACGATACTGATTTAATTACACTAGCTAACGGTGTTGTTACAGTAGCAGGAGAAATATCTGTAACCACACTAGACATAGGTGGCACAAACGTAACATCTACTGCTACTGAGTTAAACCTACTTGACGGTGTGTCAGGATTAGTACAAGCTGACTTTACAAAACTAGCAGCAGTTGACGCAACAGCTACAGAACTTAACATCATGGATGGAGATACATCTGCTACATCAACAACATTAGCAGACGCTGATAGAGTTGTAGTCAATGATGCAGGGACGATGAAGCAAGTTGCTCTGACGGACTTTGAAACATACTTTGAATCAGCATTAGACACACTCTCTAATGTAACTACTGTGGGAGCATTGAATAGTGGTTCTATAACAAGTGGTTTTGGTACAATAGACACTGGGTCTTCCACAATAACAACCACAGGTCTTATTACAGGTGGGTCACTCGACATTGATGACGTTCTTATAAACGGCACAACTATTGGTCATACAGATGACACAGATTTAATTACTCTTTCAAACGGTGTTGTAACCGTAGCAGGAGAAGTTGATGCAGTAAGCCTAGACGTTAGTGGTGGCATAGACGTTGATGGAACAACTGATTTAGACAATACAGATATAGATGGTACATTAGTTGTAGACGGTTCTAACATATCACTAGACAGTACATCTACTTTAAACATAGATAACTCTAATACCTCTAACGGCATAACAATAGGAACAGCCACATCTGGTGTGCCAGTATCTATTGGTCACACAACATCTGAAGTAACAGTAAATGATAACCTAACTGTTACAGGGGACTTAACTGTATCAGGCACAACAACTACAGTAAACTCAACTACTGTAAATCTAAATGACCACAACATTGTGCTAGACAGTGGCAACAGCACTTCTGCTGTCATAAACGGTGCAGGTATCACAATAGAAGGTGGCAGTGGAGATGACGCTACATTTACCTACAACACTACAGGACCTAAGTTTGAACTAAAGCTAGGGTCTAGCCATGAGAGTTTACAGCTTGATCAATTAATTGCAGCTTCACTAGACATATCAGGTGACGTAGATGTTGATGGTACGCTAGAAGCAGATGCTATAACAGTCAACGGTACAGCACTTAACACAGTGATTGCAGGTGTAACCGTAGCAAACGCAACAACTGCAGCCGTAGCAACAACAGTAACTATTAGTGACAACGAAAGCACAGACGAAGACAACGCTATCATATTCACAGCAGGTGGTGATGTAGACGGTGGTAACATTGGATTAGAATCAGATGGTGATTTAACTTACAATCCTAGCACAGGAAGGTTGACAGCGACACAATTATCTGGTACACTACAAACTGCAGCACAAGCAAATGTAACATCATTAGGAACGCTGACTACCCTTACAGT